CGGGGCGAAATCCACATGGGCTGTTCCTCCTTGCTGTCTGACAGCAGGTTGATGGTCAACCCCATCTCACTCTCCTAATGGCCAGGGCTGGCGCCGGAGGGAGATCACAGCGCCAGCCCCGTCCTCAAACGGAGGTTGGCTACGCCGAGGGCACCTTCTCCCAGTGGCCCACTTCCACCAGGTAGGAGGAAGCGGCGGACTGCGAAGGCAGCCACAGGTGGATCAGCAGCGAGTCCCCACCTCCCAGGATGGCCGGCGCAAAGTTGATCACGTACCCCGTCGGTGTCGTGCCGTTCTTGGCGATGGAGGGCATTGGACTCCCCGCCCCGAACTTGATGATGTACTCGTCGCCGACGACCGGGATGGTGAGCTTCGGGACCGCTGTGCCCAGAACCCGCACGCCCGAACCCGCCGCAGCAGCGACAAGGGGGCCAGCGTACAGGAGGGCAATCGGGGTGAGCCCCGAGTTCATGTTGGCGTTCTTGGGGCCGACGGTCGCGGTCGAACCCGACGTGTACCGGGGCACGCTGTCGATCTTCGCCGTGATGTGCAGGGAGGCCCCCGCCGTGCCCGCCGCCGTGCAGACGAGCCGGATGTAGTCGGGGTAGACGAGCTTGCCGCCCTTGTCCACCACTACATCGTTGTTCTTCAGGATGATGAACGGCGAAACGTCGGCGCCGTCCGTGGGCGTGGCGATGGTGGCCAGGCCGGTATCGAGCGCCGGTTGCGTTGTGACGAAATAGCCGTCATCCGCTCCGCAAAGTCTTGGGTCCATGATTCGGATCTCCTTTTCTCCTAGCTCCGCATTCCCCGGCTAGGTCTGGACGAGCTCGACCACAACCTGCGTGCTGTTCAGCGCGGAGTTGAGGTCGACTGTGTTGAGGCAGATGGCCGTCGCGCTGACCACGACGGTCGGCGCCGTGCTCTCCACGGTGTTGGCGAGGAAGGCCGCCGGGACTGTGTTCCGGGCCAGCCTGTGCCCGACGCCTACCACGTCGCTAAACCCGATGGCCGTAGTCGCCCCGGTTCCATCATGAACAGGGATCAGGATCGAGGTCACGGTCTTGAATGCCTTTAGGCCGACGACGGTGGTCGGGGCGTTCTCCGTAAAGACCGGCAGGGTCTCAGTAATGACCACGTCCTCGCAGTTCGTACCCGTGATCACCACCTGGATCGCCTTGATGTCCCCAGCGGTGCCGCCAGATGTCGCCGTGATGTTGCGCGGCACGTCCGGCTGATTGATCCCCGTGGTGATGGTCTGGGGTGCGCCCGTGTCGGTCACGGCTGCGAGGATGCCCGCCGCTGCGGCCACTGCCGGAAGGCCGGCCGCCCCAATGGAGATCGTGTCACCGTAGGGGCTGTCCCCAGCGGGAATCGTCACGGACGTTACCCTGGCAAAGACCTTGGAGCCCGTCACCGTCCCGGCTGTGTTCACAGTAAAGATCGGTAGGGTTTCGGTAAGGGCTGCCCCCAGCGGATCAAGGCCGGCCACGATAACCTGAATGGCCTTGATGTCCGCAGCCGTGCCACCGGCAGTAGCAGTGATCCGACGGGGCCGATCAAGGCCGTTGATGCCTGTAGTGACGACTCGCTGGACGCCGGTGTCGACCTGGGCCGACAGGACAGCGGCCACCCCCAGGGCGGCGGCGCCGATCTTGACGGCAAGGACACTCTCTCGCGCCCCCTCGATGACTACACCACCCTCGATGATGGCGGAACGCATCAGGCCGTAGGCGAAGACGGCCAGCGCCCCCCACATGAGCCTTGTCAACTTGTGCATGTTGTCCCTCCTAGTTGGAGGGGGCGACCGAAGCCGCCCCCTCCAACGCTATGCTCTGACTAGATGCCGGTCACGAGGCAGAATGCCGTGGGCCGGTACACCGGGAAGGCGCACCGCAGGTCGGCGCGGATCGCCTGCACGCCCTGGATGAAGAACGAGGCGTGCGAGTTGCTGACCTGGACATCGATGCCCCGCCGCATGACGAGCTGGCAGTAGCCTCGGAAGTCGCCGACCAGGCCCGTGTTTTCCGTGATCACGTCGGCCTGTGCGACAGGGAGCCCCCAGATGCGCTCCGGCGCGGCGTCGCTGGGGCTGCCCCAGATGTAGACGCCATCGGCCGTCCGCAAGAGGCGGATCGCCTGCCAGTCATTTGGGTGCAGCACGACGCCGCTCGGGATGGCCCGCCCCGTGACGCGCACGAGGGTCATCGCCTTGAAGATGGCGTCCGGCGTCGGGTCGGCGCCCTTGGCCTGGGTCTGGATCGTCGGCACGTTCAGGAAGCCGAGCAGGTTGGGGGCCACGCCACTGCCCGTCAGGAGCTGCGCGTCCAGCCGCTGGCGCAGGAAGAGGCTGAGGCGCATGTTGATGAACGACTGGATGAACGACACGTCCTCCAACTGCTCGTCCGTGACGGGCAGGAAGGTTGCGATCTTGCGAACCGTGGTCGACCGCTGGGTGAAGCCCAGCGCCGACTCGGGGTAGGCGGCAAGCGTGCCCTGGACGGACTCGGCGATCTCTGTCGCCGCGTTCGTCGCCAGGGTCTCCTCCATGTAGACGACGGCGGCCTGGTCGGTCACGCCGGACGGGATCAGGTCGATGACCTGTATCGGGGCCAGCGCGGCCTCGACGATGCGGCCCGTGCGGATCGTCTCAGGGGTGAAGCCCACCGTGGTGCCGGTCGACATGACCGTCTTCGCTTCGATGTCTAGTTCGGCCATCGGGCCGGTGCCCGAGCCGCGCTTGAAGCCCTTGTAGGCTTCGGACTCGACAAAGAGCTCGCCGATGCTCTTGGCGGGGCCACGCGAGCCCTCGCCGCCGCCCGCAGCGGGGTGCACGATCTGGCTGACGGGCCTGTTGAGATCGTCGCCGATCCTCTTGGTGTTGGCGACGGCATCCTCGATCTTCTGGAGACCCTCGACCTCCTTGCCGAGGGCGGTGAGCTCGTCGTTCAGCCGCCGGACCTCATCGGCCCGTGCCTTGCCGTCCCCCTGAAGGGACCTCACCAGGGAAAGGTCCAGGTCTGGCCCCGCCTCGTCGAAGATGGCATGAAGGGCCTGCTGCTTCGCGGCGAGCTCCGCTCGCTTCTCTACTAACTTGGACATGGTTCCTCCTTATGCCGCGGCCAGTTGGGCCACGATGCTCTGATAGCGGATGTACTCCTGAAGGACGGCTGCCTGCGCCTTCCCCGGGTCGGTCTCGGCCAGCAGCTTTTCGAGTTCTGCCAGCGACTCGCACATGGCAGAGGTCAGCGTGACCAGACGGTCCCGCTTCGCGGCGGAAAGCACCCGTCCCTCTTTGGTTAGCAGCTCCACGCGGTCTCGCGTGCGCGCTACAACAGCGTCAAGACCCGCTCTCAGGTCTTCCGCGCACTTCAGGAGTTCTTGATATGTTAGGCTCTTGATGTCCAGTGTCCCCGTGCCGATGCCGGCGCCCAGCATGACAGGGGAGACTTCGTAGACGTGGAGCTTCTTCAGGAAGCGCACCTGCTGGCCGTTGAAGGGGCCCTCTGACGACTCGAGGATGTCGTAGCCGTAGCTCCATTCCTGGAGTTCGGCGAGGCCCTTGATGGTCCGGTACGTGTCCAGGCCGTGGGCCGTGTCCATGAAGAAGCGGCCTTCGAGAAGAGCGTGCTCCTCTTGCGCCTTGATCTCGCCCCGGCCTACGGGCAGGTCTGCCCACCCGTGATTCCAGGCGCTGATCTTGACGGGAGCGCCGTCTTCAAACGCCCCCGGCAGGGTCACGTCGCCGTCCTTGTCGATGACGTTGAAGGTGCTGAAGATAGCAGTAACGGCGCCCTGTTCGGCGCCGTCTTCCTTGAGCTCTAGGCTCAGGCCCTTTCGTTCCATGTTGTCCTCCTAGCCCGGCGCTACGTCGCAAACGCAGCCGTCATGAAGTGGCGGGTGTCCGAGTTCTATCGTCACTGGCATGGGCTCATCCGCTCCTTCAGGGTGCAAGGAGTCGCCCGCGCTCATGAAGGTCCTGGTGATCTCGACCGTGTTCCCGTCCATCTCTTCGCAGTAGGGGCAGGCCCCCGCGCCCGCTACCCACACGAGGCGCTCAATTCCGGCCTCGCGGTAGGTCTCTTTCGACACGGCCGTGCCTGCCTGGACGATCTCCTGGGCGGCCATCTTGCCGGGGCGCTTCTCGGCCCACTCATCGAGGCGGGTGGTCAGCGCGGCAACCGGGTCTTCGCCGGCCCGCACGGCCTCGCCGGCCACATTCAGTACCTGGCCCCGCGAGGAGCCGATCCAGCGGGCGGCGAATGAGGTAGCATAGGCCCCGAGGAAGAGCTCGAGGGCTGGCGTCAGGCCCGCCTCGGCGCCCACCTCGGCGGCTGCCACGCCCTGCATGGCCTCGCCGTAGGCCAGCAGGCCCGGCATGATCTCGCCTTCAACGTCGTCCGCGTACTCATCGCCATAGAAGGCGTTCACGGCGCTGTCGAAGTCGCTGTGCGACTTGGAGCCGAACGAGGTTGCGGCGGCCCCCATGATGGCCTCGCGCTCGCGGGCTACCAGGCGGGCCGCTACCTTCTCGAAGAGCGGGCGGTGCCTCTCGGCCAGGCGCCGACGGACGACCGCAACCTGCTTCCTCGCCTTCGCCTTCGTCTGCTTCCGTGCTTTGGTCGGCGTCTGAGCGGGAACTTCAACGACAGTCATCTGGCGCAGGTAAACGTCATGCTCCGGCCCCGCCGGAAGCCCCACGGCCCGGAGGGCTTGGCCCTGCGTCACCCAACCTGCGTTGACCGCCGCTGACATGCGCGTGAAGAGCGCGTCCATCGCCGGCTGTAGGGCCCGCACCCTGGTCAGGTCGAAGTCAACGTCGCGGTTCGGCTTCGTGTCGAAGTCCGGCAGAAGTTGGATCTCGAGATCGGCTGCCATCAGGCGCTGCGCCGGAATGAGCACCGAGTCCCACGCGCTGGCCTTTGCCTCCCCCATGTTGGTGAAGGTTGACCGCTCAAGCCCAGCGCCGAGGCCAACGACGATGGCTGGCACACCGAGCACGGCGCAGACCCTCTCTTCAGGGACCCGGCGCAACTCGCGGAGGAGCATCTGCTCAGGCGAGAAGGAGAGCACCTGCACCTTCGTCGGCACCTCCAAGACCATCGGTTCGCCCCGGCGGTCGCCGCCGAACTTGGACATGAAGGCTTCCTTCATCTCTTTGGCCTGCTCAGCGTTGGGGCGGGCATCCGTCGATTCCGGCGAGAGCACCACGCCCGGCACGCCGAGATTCTTCATAAGCGCAGCAGTAAAGTTGGCGCTTTCCTCGTCGGTCCAGATTTCCCTCATCAACGAACGAAGCGGCGACAGACCCTTGCGGGTGTTCTGAGGATCGAGGCCGTAGCGGAAGTGAACGACATCCGCCGGGTCGATCTTGGTGGCGTCTTTCCCCGGGTCGGGCTTGTAGTCGTAGTGGGAGATAAACGTCTTCCCGTCCTCCGGCCACTTCGGCTCCATCGTCCAGGACGGCGCCCACCAGAGTTCCGCAACGCCGCCGAGCGGCGCGCGGCTCTTCAGCCAGTAGGCGTTGCCGGTGAGCTGGTGGTCGGCGATAGTCGCCATCCACATCAGCACGCCGGAATAGAAGGGGTTGGGCCGCTCGATCTTCTGGGGCATCGCGTGAACAGGGATAACCTCACGGCTGGCGTCGGCGTTCTCCTGCACCACGATCACCGGCGCCTCGGGGAATGTGCGGGCGATCCAGTTGACGCAGGCCACGACGATGTTGGAGCGGCTGCCGTCGCCGATCTCCCCGGCGTAGTCGAACTTCGTGCGAGGCAGGAACATCGGCCACCAGCCGGAGGCGCCCGCCCAGCGCATGGAAAGGCCCTTGAGCGCGCCGCCCAGGGCTCGGAAGGGAAGCGTCAACCGCCTGGTCCACTTCATACGACCGTCCACGTCAGCGCCCTCTCTTCGTGTCTCATAGCCCGGTCCAGCGCCATCACCAGCGCCACGATCCCATCGATCTTGCCCTGGCTCGACGCCTTGTCCGGCTTCAGGTTGCCGGCGGGGTCCTGCTTCACAGCCACGTTATCCGCCATCCAGCGCAGGACGGGGTTGCCGCCGTGGTGAACCTTCCGCCCGAGCAAGCGCCGCATGAAGTCTTGCATCGGCGCCGCCATCGAGAGAAAGCCGATGCCGAAGCCGGCCACCTTCAGGCCCTCCTCTGTGAGTTCTGAGGAGAGCTGATGCGCTTGGAAGAGCCGGTCGACGTTCAGGTCGATGAGTCTGAACGTCTGCGCGTCCTTGAGAATCTGCGCCTTGACGAAGGCATAGTCTGTCGCCTCGCCCGGCGTCGTCTTGAGCCAGCCCTGCCGAACCCAGACCTGATAGGCATCGCGGTAGCGATTGGCCGTATCCCTGAGCCGCGCCTCCGGGCACCAGAAGCGAGCCAGCACGTCGATCTCTTCCGGGTCTTCGTCGTGCGGGAAGACCATCACCCAGGCCGTCAGGTCGTTGACCGCAGCCAGGTCCAGGCCGCCGTAGCAGGTGCGGCCCCTTAGCGCGTCCTCCTGGACGATGCCCGCGTTGGCATCCCACAGGTCGACGTCGATCCACCTGGACTGCTGTTGCGTCCACTGGTTCAGGTAGAGCCGCCGAAACACGTTCTGGAAGGCCGGCGCCTCCCGGGCCTTCCGCGCCTCGCCGACCAGGTGCTCCGTCCGCAGGAAGTCGCCCAGCGCCGGGTTGCAGGCCCGCCAGACCTTCCGGCTCTGCCAGTCGGCCTCCTCGGGCGCCGCGTAGATCACGGCGTAGAAGGTGGGGTCTTCGATGGTGCCCGATAGGAGCCGCTGGGCATACTCGTGAACCTGCCAGCAGAGCGACTCGCGGTCGTAGCCCGCGGTCGTGATCACAAAGGTCAGCGGCTGTTCCCGGGCCCCCGTCGATGTTGTCAGCGCGTCGTACAGGTCGCGGTTGGGCTGCACGTGCAGCTCGTCGAAGATGATGCCATGCGCGTTGAAGCCATGAGAGCCGGCCGCGTCGGCAGGGATCGCTCGGTAGAGGTTGCCCGTCTTCGGCACGATGATCCGCTTGGAGGAGTCGATGATCTTGCTGCGCCGGCGGAGCCGCGGCGAGCGCCTCACCATGTCGGCGGCCACGTTGAAGACGATGCTCGCCTGGTCCCTGTCCCGTGCCGCCCCGTAGATCTCCGCCCCCTGCTCTCTGTCCGAGAAGAGCAGATAGAGGGCGACCGCCGCCGCCAGTTCGGACTTCCCGTTCTTGCGCGGGATCTCGATGTAGACTGTCCGGTAGCGGCGAGTCCCGTCGGGATTCTTCCACCCGAACACCTCTCGGATGATCTTCTTCTGCCACTTCCGAAGGTTGAACGGCACGCCCGCCCATTTGCCCTTCGTGTGCTGTAGGCGGTCTATGAAAACGGCCG